AAACTCATGATCAAGTGAGTATTGATGATAGATTGAATATTTATCTGTTTTCATGCGGTAAGTATACCACACTTTCAAAGAAAAAGCAAGCTTTATTTTGTTTTTTTATCACTTTTTTTAGGGGGTGGGTTTTTTCAGAATTTTTGAGAAATCACTTGACGCTCACAGAGCGGGGGGGTGGTGAATTCTATAAACATCAAGTCATCCATTCAGTTCTTCGTGTAAAAAAGAACATAAATGTCATATAAATATAAAAATTCTTTTTTGTTGGGGCATATAGAACTTACAGAGAAACAAAGTCAATTTCATAAGATAATGCGAAACCCCGAAACGCGGGTAGTATTTATTAGTGGGCCAGCAGGGACGGCAAAGACATTTTTGTCAGTGTATACAGCAATATATAAACACAATCAGGACAATCTGCTTAATATTCTTTATTTGAGGAGTTTAGCTGAGAGTGCGGATAAGGGGATGGGTTTTCTGAAAGGAAGTATGGATGATAAATTTAATCCATATATTGGTCCTTTAGAAGATAAACTGGATGAACTTTTAAATGCACATGAAAAACACCAATTACAACAACGGAATGCGATAGATGCGGCCCCGATTAACTTTATCCGTGGAGCTACATGGAGGAATAAAGTAGTTATCGTTGATGAAGCACAAAACATGACAATAAAAGAACTTACAACTGTTATTACCAGAATTAGTGCTAATTCTACATTATATATATGTGGAGACACTATGCAGAGTGATATTAATGCCACAGGTTTCCAAAAATTTTGTAAAGTTTTTGATGATGAAGAAAGTAGGAGTCATGGAGTGCATCACTTACATTTCACGAAGGATGATGTCATGAGAGACAAGATTATAAGCTATCTTGTAGATAAAATTGAAAAAAGCGAATTAAATTAATAAAATTAGCCATGAATAAAGTTTTTTGTGTATCGTGTGGATTTAAAATTTTGTATGAGCTTAAAAAGCCAAAATTTTGTTCGAATTGCGGTGAAAATATTGCAGGAGGTGTTTCCACAGCCTCAAAAAAGGCAGAGGAAGAAGAGACTGTTGATTTGGATGTTGATTTAAATAAATTAAAAAGAGATATTGTTGTAGAGTCTAGTAAATCAAGTTCAGTGAGCTTGAAGCAGATTTGGGGTTCTGCTAGTCAAGGTGGAGTAGATTCAGATAATTATAAAAGGCCCGACTCGAAAGATCCTACTGGGAAAGAGCTTTTAGATAAAACAATGCAAGATTGCGCCTCTTCTCGGATGAGGGATGTTGATGAGTAATGACTTCGATAGCCAACGAGATGATTTAGAGGAGCTTCTTAAAAAATACAGACCTAAATGGCAATTAAGTGCCATAGCGTGGATGGACTACGATGATGTCTGTCAAATAATACGCCTACATATCTATAAAAAGTGGCACCTCTGGGATCAGTCTCGTCCTTTCAAGCCTTGGGCTTCGATGATTATATCAAATCAGATTAAAAACCTGATTCGTAATAATTATTCAAGTTTTGCCAAGCCTTGTTTACGCTGCCCTCATAATATGGGGGCTACTTCTTGTGAATATACAAAAAGCAAGGAGCAAGATGACACTTGCGCTGATTTCGCCAAATGGAAGAAAAAGAAAGAAAGGGCTTATAATATTAAGTTGCCATTAGCGTTAGAGGAAGGTGTGGCTACGGGAACGGCGACAATAAGAGATTTTGTTGATTATGCTGGTTCTTCTCAAAAACTGCATGGATTAGTGATGAGCCAATTAAACGAAAAGCATAAACAAATTTATTTTATGCTTTATGTGGAAAACATTGATGAAAATGATGTCGCTAAAAAGTTTGGGTTCAAGGCAGACATTTCCAAGAGGAAAAAGCCTCGATACAAGCAAATGGCTAATTTAAAAAAGAAATTTTACCAAATAGCTATTAAAATTATGAAAAATAACGATATTTTATGAGCGATACAGAATTAACACAAGAACAAAAGAATCAAATACAAGAAGAGTTTGCTCGTAACCCTGATTTAAAATATATCACTCAAACTGTGTTTGGTGATGACTCTCTTGACGGTCGCTCAAAAGAAGGGAGGGCTGTTAGAGCATTTTTAATTAATAATAATTTAGAATTCACTACGACTTTAGTCCCAAGGGTGGATGAGGTTGATCTGACATCAGAGCAGAAGCAATTTCTAATGAGCAATAATGTTGAACGCGGGATGAATGCTCTTGAGGTGACCCGTTTGACTTTTAAGGACAGGGAAATACAGCCACTAAGTCAACAGCACAGGACAGTGATGGAGTTCTTGCGTCAACATAGGCCAGAGATAGTTGACGATAATGAAATGTTAACTAATGACAAGTGGTCTCCACCGAAATCTTTATCTAGAGCTATCAAAAAGGTAAATGATTGGGCTGGGTGCAAGTTTGACGAAATAACAATCCAAACTAAACAAAAGAAAATGATGGAGAAGCTTTTATTTTATTTAAAAAGCCCACGCTTCGTTCATTTTATAAATCAATACTCAACTATAGCAGATAGAGACTTATTTGAGAGCGAGTTTGTCAGGACTGTGTGGGACAAGCCCGATTTAACCAATGATGAGTTAAATTTGTATATTACTGTTTGCACAAACTATGTCAGACAGAAACATATTCAACAAAGAATCGACAGGTTGAACAATATGCTCAATGACACTGATAATGAACGAGATATCACATTACGTCTTACTGAGCTTATAAAGGCCACCAGCGAGGAGTTAAACCAATGTGAGAAGAGAATCGAATCTTTGACAAAAGACCTCAACGGAAGCCGTCAGGCGCGTTTAAAGGCAAGAGGAGAGCAGAATGGAAGTATCGCTGCGTTAGTGGAGGCGTTTCAAGAAAAAGAGGAGCGTGACCGTATGATTATGATGGCAGAGATGCAAAACAAATTAATCGAAGAGGAGGCTGATCGACTTGAGTCTATGGATGATTATAAGGCTCGTATTTTAGGGATCTCGAAAAAAGAAATGTTATGAGTGAGTTTACTTGTCTAGAGTGTAAAAAAGAGTTTAATAATAAGAGAAGTTTTCATGCCCACTTGAAAGCTCACTCCTTAACCATAGGAGATTATTATGTTAAACACTATGCCCGAAAAGATCTCTACACAGGTGAAAAATTGGCTTTTCGATCTTATGATCAATATTTTAGGGATAGCTTTAACTCTTATGATAATTTCAAGCTATGGATGGACTCGGCTCCAAAACAAGATGTCAAAAAATACATCAAAGAAAAAGTAGTAGATAAGTTCACATTAAAAGGAGTCTCTGTGTCTCCTCCTAATCTTTTTTATGACTTGTCCCAGATGGCGAGCATATTTTACTATAAAAAATTCTGGGGTTCTTATTCTGCTTTCTTGGAAGAAGTTGGAGTAGAAAATTACTTCAATGCAAATCTACCTAAAGATTTTTGGAAGTATGACTATCAGACTATACCTATCTTTACTGATACCAGAGAAAAAACCCCACTTATATTTCAAGACTCTGTAACAAACAAATTAGATTTTGGTGACTACACAGCCAGAGGAGACTTATATACAAAGACATTTGTTGACAGAAAGTCACAAGATGACTTCAGGCAAACCTTCGGCAAGGATATTGACAGGTTTCGACGCGAAATGGATAGGTGCGTAGAGTTCAACTCTTACATGTTCGTTGTAGTAGAAACAACAATAAACAAACTAGAAGAAGACAATAAGGTTTCTAAGTTTAAGTCTAATCTTGGTTACCTATGGCACAATATAAGAAACTTAATTATAGACTACCCCAAAAACATACAAATCATTTTTGCACACAACAGAGCAGGAGCTAAAAAACTAATTCCACTTATTCTTTATCATGGTGAAGCTATGTGGAATGTTGACTTACAATATTTTATAGATGAACGAGTAAATGTCTTGGACAAAGGGAAAACAAGGATATCGGCTTGAGCATTCCTCTCAGGAACTCAATGAGTTCCTAAAGGGGATTGATAGCAGTATCAAAGAAGAAGAAGCGAAGTATTTGCTGTATAAGTTCTTGCGGAACAATATAGCATTTACTTCTGAACTATTTTTAGGTGTTAAGTTATTTCCTTTTCAAGCGATGGCTATTAAAGGGATGATGGTTTCTGACTATTCTATGTTCGTATTTTCGCGTGGTATGTCGAAGACATTCTCTACAGCTATTTATGTGTTACTTGAGTGTTTATTAAATCCTAATTCAAATATAGGTGTTATTGCAGGGACATTTAGGCAATCAAAACAAATCTTCCAAAAGATGGAGGATATAATTAGTAAACCTGAAGCAAGTCTAATTAAAGAGTGTGGATTTAAGATAACCAAAGGAACTGACCAATGGACATTAACTTTAGGTAAGGCTAGGGCGATAGCCCTTCCGTTAGCTAATGGTGAAAGGCTTCGTGGATTTCGATTTAATAGGATTGTGTTGGATGAGTTCTTAACTATACCTGAAAAAATATTTAATGAAGTTATTATACCATTTCTGGGGGTGGTAGAGAATCCCATCGAGAGGGAGGAACTATACAATTTAGAATCCAGACTAATCGACAAAGGCGAGATGACAGAGGAGGATAGGTATATCTGGCCGAATAATAAACTTATTATTCTTTCATCTCCATCATTTAAATTTGAATATATGTATAAGCTTTATAAAAAATATGAAGAGCTAATACAAGGGGAAGAGATAAAAAAAGAGGAAGATGAGGATGATGATCTTAAAGATGATGCTTATAGACTAATCATGCAGTTAAGCTACGACTGCGCTCCATCAAGGTTATACGATCAGAATCTGCTTAAACAAGCTAAGGCTACTATGAGTGAGATGCAGTTTAAAAGAGAATTTGGCGCACAATTTATAGACGAAAGTGATGGATATTACAGATTATCAAAGATGGCTGCTTGCACAATACCAGATGGAGAATTCCCTGCTGTCGAAGTGGTTGGTAACCCCAGCGATGAATACTTGTTATCTTTTGACCCAAACTGGGCTGGCAATACAAGTGCCGACCATTTTGCAATGCATGTTTTCAAGATAGACAGAGAAGCGCAAAAAGTTTGTTTGGTTCATGGGTATGCCATAGCAGGTGTTTCTCTAAAACAACATATGGAATATTTCTTATACTTAATAAAACATTTTAATATTGTCGGTATATGCGGAGACTACAATGGAGGAGTTCAGTTTATAAACTCTTGTAATGAGAGTGCTTTGTTTAAAAACGAAAATATTAACATAGGCGTTATTGATGTTGATCTAGAAAAACCAGAGAACTGGCATTCAGATGTTTTGAGTTTTAAGAATCAATATAATTGCAAAGAAAGAAACTACTGTATTTTAAGAAAACCCACATCAAACTGGATTAGAAACGCTAATGAGATGTTACAGGCAGCAATAGACCACAAAAGAATTTTGTTTGCTTCTAGGGCGGTCGATTCTCATTTTGATGAACAGAGAAAAAAGAATTTGCCTATAGACAAATTAAACTGGGATATAAAAGCTCCAAAAGCATCTAAGGGCGCGATGATGATAGACTTCATAGATCATCAAAAGTATGTTATTGAACTTACAAAGTCGGAATGTGCTAACATTGAGGTCATAGCTAATCCACAAGGCTCTCAGTCATTTAACTTGCCACAAAACCTTAGAAGACAAAAGGGACCGAATAGAGCTAGAAAAGACTCTTATTCCTCCTTGGTTTTAGGCAATTGGTTCGCTAAAGTCTTCTTTGATGCAGAGAATGCGTCTGTAGAACAGAAACCAGAAGCAACATTTATTCCGTTTGCAATTTGAAAAGTTTCAAAGTAACTTTTATAACTTTAGTGTAAACTTTCATATGCCTCGTAAATATACCAAACGATCCGAATATTGGGCTAAGTTCAAACAAAGTGAACAGCCTATTGAAAATTTAGTAAATCCTGACGATGAGGACTTTTCTCCAGAGTTAATTGGAGAACCTATTTTTAGTTCAAAAGCCTCTAGATTGGATGGTCCGACCACTAGGACAAAAACTAGAATTAATTCAGTAGCTCTCTCGGGTCTTACTAATAGGTTTGATAATATCAAAAATGGAATTTTGCCGTTTAATTACGAGAAAGATGCGGCAGACGCGAAAGAGGCTGTAGAGCTTTGCCAGAAGGCTTATTTTAATATTTCTTCATTTAGAGGGACTATTGACCTTCTTTCAGAATTCGCTGATTCCGATATCTACCTAGAAGGAGGCACAGAAAAATCAAAAAAGTTTATTGATGCTTGGTTCAAGAGAATCAGAATGCATGATTTAAAAGAACAATACTTTAGAGAGTATTATCGCTCTGGTAATGTGTTTTTCTATAGGGTCGATGGAAAGATACCCTTAAAGAATTCTCAAAAAATGCTAGAGGCATACGGAGCTAGCTCAAGAAAAGAAATACCGATTAGATATTTGTTAATTAACCCTACGGATATAGCGACCAAGGGGTCCGTGTCTTTTAGTGGTTATGAGTATTTTAAAGTTTTATCTCCCTTTGAGATTTCTAGATTACAGAAACCAGAAACAGAACATGAGATAGAGGTCTTCAACTCTTTGCCTGAAGATGTGCGAGAAGCACTCAAAGCAGGGAAAAGCGCATATGCTATGACTAGGATTCAAATTAAACTTGACCCTCAGTTATTACATGTGGTTTTTGCGAAGAAGCAGGACTATGAGCCTTTAGCTATTCCTGTCGGTTATTCTGTTCTTGATGATCTTAATAGAAAAATAGAATTAAAAAATATTGATCAGGCAATTAGTCGTTCTATTGAAAATGTTGTTCTCCTAGTGACTATGGGTAATGAGCCAGATAAAGGTGGCGTTAATCACAGAAACTTGGCTGCTATGCAACAGATATTTAAAAATCAAAGTGTCGGTCGCGTTCTTGTTTCTGACTATACTACAAAAGCTGATTTCATTATTCCTGATATCCGAAAAGTTGTCGGTCCAGAAAAATACGAGGTCATAAATAAAGATATTGAGCAAGGTTTGCAGAATGTCCTTATTGGAGATTCAAAATATTCTGATACTCAAATCAAAATGAAAGTTTTCTTCCAAAGATTAGAAGAATCGAGGAGAGCTTTTTTAAATGATTTTATTAACCCAGAGATCAGAAGAATATGTAAAGCTGCTGGGTTGCGCTCATGGCCAGAGGCAAAGTTTGCCAAAACTGACACTATGGATGATAACAACCTTTCGAAGTTAGCCACAAGGTTGATGGAGCTTGGTGTGTTAACTCCAGAGCAAGGAATGCAAGTTGTTCATACTGGAGTCTTTCCTAATGCTAAAGATATGGAGGGCGCACAAGATAAGTTTAAGGAGCATAGAGAAAAGGGTCACTATATGCCGCTTGTTAATACGATTAATTTATATGATGACTCAAATCCAGAAGGTGGAGACCCAGAGCCAAAGGACGCTCAAAAACCTGTTTCTCCGTCAGGGGGCAGACCCATTGGAGTTTCCAATTCATCTTACTCAAAGAAAAATATAGTAGAAGCTACTAAAAGAATAAATGAATTTGAGTTATTAGCCTTTAGAGAATTTGCATCTAAGTTTGGCTTAAAGAGAATGTCTAAGCAAAAAAAAGAAATGGTTGCTCAGGTTTGCGAGTCTATTGTTATAGCAAAAGATACTGTAGATTGGGAACCAACTTTATCTGAAATAGTAGAAGATTTAGATAAGCTCACATCTCTTGCAGTTAATAAAAAGGTTCTTGAATTAGGGTGTCAACATCAGCTAGATGACTTAGCTTCTGCAATTTTATATCATTCAACTCAAATTTCTGTGTAAGAAAAGATATGTCATTGGATGATTTTAATATTTGTTTATTTGAAGGTAAGGTAAGAGAGATAAAAGATGAAGAGTTTGAACTATTCGGACTCTCTCAGGCAAATATCCAAGAGGCCGCAGAATCTCTGTTGCCAGAAGGCTTTGACCCAGATCAGAATATCGACGTTTTACCAGTTGTTTTCAACTTAGCAAAAGTTAACGAGTTCAATAAAAATGGCGATGGCATTGATGCAAAAACTGCAATAGCTGCTATAAAGCGATTTATTAATAAACCAATTAATATCGAACACAAAAAAGATAAAATCGTCGGTCATATGATTAATGCGTCCTTCTCTGAACGAGAGTTTGACTTTAAAAATAACGATATTGAATCTTACGCCGACAAAAAGGAACCATTCTTTATGAATGCTGCTGGCTTGATTTACAAGTCTATTTATCCACAGTTAGCGGAAGCTATTGAAAATGCTTCAGAAGAAGATGATGAAACCTATCAAAGTATTTCTACTAGTTGGGAATTAGCGTTTAAAGAATTTGAAGTCGCTGTGGGATCTAAATTTTTAGAAGATTCTACTATTGCAACAGGTGCTGAAAAAGAAGACCTAAAACAATACGTCAAGGGTTTGGGTGGAAAGGGAGAAAATCCTGAAGGTAAGCCTGTTAATAGATTAATTGTTGGTCAAACTTACCCATTAGGAGCGGCATTAACGAAAAACCCTGCCGCTGCTGTAAGGGGTGTTTATACAAATAAAGACGAGATCGAGGATAAAAAAATAGAAAAAATTTCCCGAAATGCTAATATTAATGTAAAGTCTGACAAATTAAAAAACATTTTTAATATGGATAAAGAACAATTCGACCAACTTATTACTCAGTTGTCCAAGAGCGTTGCTTCCGCAGTGAAGGAAGGCTCTGAGGCTAAAACTGTTAGCGAGACTATCCGAGATACTCTCGTAGAACACAACGAGTCTTGGACAACCAAGATGGAAGTTGAGAAGGAAGCTAAGGCGAAAGCTGAAGCGGAGCTTGCAGAGTTACAAGACTCTTTCAAGCAGACAAAAGAAGAACTAGATGCCCTTAAGAGCGATGTAGAAGCAAAAGCTGCGGTCGATCTCTTTAATGACCGCATGAACTTCATTGACAGCGACTATGACCTTAATGAAAAGGAATTAGCACTTGTCACCGCTGAAGTTAAGGTGCTTGGTTCTTCTGATGAAGATTTTAATTCCTATAAGGAAAAGCTTGAGGTTATTTTTGCTCATAAGCTGAAAAAGAATATCGAAGCTAAAGAAGCTGAGATTAAAGCTCGTATCGACGAAGCTGTAGCAAGCCGTGAAGAAGGGGATGACCCTGATGAAGAGGAAGCTGCGGAAGAAGAGGAGCCAGCAGAAGAGCTTGAGGTTGAGGGAGATGAGGCAGAGGCATCTATTCCAAACAATAACGCAGAAGCAAGCGAACAGATTTCTTTTGTCGAGAGGCTTAAGAAGAACTTCTCTGTAGAAGTAACAAATTAAAACAATCAATTAATCAATTATGGCTAACGAAATTACACGTTTATTGCCGTTTCGTCAATACGACGAGAATGATGTCATCAACTTCTATTCTCTCGATGCCGAAACAGGTGAAGCGGGTTCTGTTGTTAAGGTAAGCTCCGCTAACCTTAGTGACGAGCCTGTCAAGTATGTCCAGCGAGGCGATTCAGACTCGTTCCAGACTACTTTAGGTAACGGTCTTTCCATGTATCCAGAGGTGCCTTACAAGGTCACCAAGTTATCAACAACTGGAGGAAATGAAAAGGCTTTGGGAATCCTTTTGCGAGATGTTCGCAACAAGGACGAGAATGGAGAAAACCTTCTTTACTACCCGCAGAAAAAAGAAGAACTTCAGTGTGTTGTATCTGGTGAAGCTGTCCCTATCGCTACGCGAGGACTGTTTACTATTAATGTGAATGGATTAACTAACGGTCTTGCACCTGCAATTAATTCCTACGCTATGCCGTCTCAGAACGGAACTATTAGTGGACTTGCGAGCACGGCTGCTAATCATCATGCACATCACGCACATTCGGTCGGAACCTTCATTGCTACTGGCTTGAGGGAATCACAGGGTGGCACTACCGATGCATTCGCTGGTGCTTACGCAATTCTTAAACTCCGCTGCTAATTTAACGATCATGAAAATCACAATTAAAAGAACTGAAGATCAGTTGGCTCTTATCAGAGCTATGGGATCAAATAATCGTGAAGAGGCTTATGAGGCACAGGCGGCAGTTGCAGAACTGCTTGGACCTGTGGTGTCAGAGGTTATCAACAATGCTCCTACTATTGGAAATCTGTATAACACGATTTCTTATGGAGAAGATGATAATCCATCTTTGCCTTTAGATCTTTTCTACGATATCACTGATGAGGATTACATTGAGGTGTATTCTCAACAGGTTGCTGGTGGGCTTCCTTATAGTCAAGTCTTTCCTGCTCACAACGAACTCAAGTTTCAGACTTACACTCTGGACAGTGCTCTTGCGTTTGATCGCAAGTATGTCCGTAAGGCTCGCCTTGATGTTGTCAGCAAGACTTTCACTAGGATGGCTCAAGAGGTTATGCTTAAGCAAACCACTACCGCTTTCAACGTGCTTGCTACTGCCTTAATTAAGGCAAGTGGTCCTGCTGCTGCTGGAGGTAACATTATCGGCTCAACCACAGAGAATCGCTTTGTGCTTGATGACCTTAACAGGCTTATAACACTTAGTAAGCGTATCAACGATTCCTTCAGTGGAGGAACTCCTGTTGGTGGCGTTAAGTCTGGTGTTACTGACCTTCTGGTTTCCCCAGAAATGGTTCAGGAGCTTCGCTCGATGTCCTACAATCCAATCAACACTATTGATGCTGATGGTGGTGCTGCTTCTGCGGCAGACGGTCAGGTAGCCCCTGACACTCTTCGTGAGCAGTTGTTTAATGGCGCTGGTCTTCCATCTTTCTATGGTATTAACATCATGGAAATCAATGAGATGGGTATCGGTCAACGCTTTAACAAACTCTTTGGAGCTATTGTCGCTTCTGAAGGTGCAACTGTTCCGTCTGGTGGCGACAACACAGGAAACTGGTCTACCGCTGCTGACGAAATTCTCATCGGTATCGACCGCAGTAAGGATGCTCTCATCCGTCCTACGGTTGTCGGTGAAGGTTCTCCTTCTGAGTTCCAAGTTCTTGTCGATGATCAGTTCTCTGTTCGTCAGAACAAGATTGGTTACTACGGTAAAGTCGAAGAGGGTCGTATTTGTATCAACAATAAGGCTCTTGTCGGTATCGCTGTGTAAGCAAGCTGATGCTAATCATAAAAGAGAGTCGCCTCGAAAGGGGCGGCTCTTTTTTTATTGATATTTTATAAAAATTTAACTATCATATGTTATGAGTAAGAAGAAAAGTGCGAAAAAGAAAACTACAAAAAAAGAAGTTTCTCCAGAAATGCAAGTATCTAAAGGTGTGGAAAGAAAGCACTTAGAGGACTTTGATATTACAGATGGGAAAGATAGAAGTGAAAAAGAAAAACAAATCGAGCATGTAAAAGAACTAGAGGAACTATTGGGTATGCCCAAAATGAATCCATATGGGACTTTACATAGAGATGTTTTTAAAAATCGCTTAAGTGGTTGTTCTGCCGCAGAACTTACTGATTTAGCTGCAAGGGTGGGTATACCTAGAGAGAGAAATATGAACTTGCTCAGGAAATCACTTTTAAAATCTTTTGATTATTATGTGCAAAAACATAATGTAACTGTTCAGGGTTCTGCCAAACCAATTTTAGATCCAAGTTCCCCAGACTACGAATCTACTGTAAAGTTATTTAAAGAAGGCTTTTAAATAATGAATGATCTAGGATCTTTAGCTACTAAGATTGTAACATATGATTTTCCCAATGATACGGGTTCGTATAACCTTGGGTTTGTTTCTGGGTGGCTAGAGGTTAATATTGGTGAGCTAAATGGATTAACTCATGAAGAGTTTGAAGTTAATTCAACTGGGGCGGTGGTCATTAAAGGAACTGACTCTGGATTAATGCCTGTAGAAGAAAATATCTATAGCACTCTTTATGAACTTTGGTATTATCAAAAATCTGCTAGAGAATCTTTACGCTCATTTACTTATTCAGACTCCGTAGATTGGGTCACTTTAAAAGAAGGGGATACAACTATCCAAAGACAAAACAAAAATTCTGTAGCTAAAACATACAGAGATTTAGCTGTAGAAGCTTCAGATAGATTGGATAATTTGGTTTATCAATATAACTATCAAAAATCCTCACCAATTCAAGTCGCGGGGACAGACGGAACCTTAAACTTGTCTGGGAAACTAGTATGACAACATGGCATCACTTCTTACAGACGCAGAAAAAACAGCCATTAATTCAGCACTAAGTGATGTTCATGACACTTTTGCTAGAACGATATATGTTTATGTCAAAGAAGCGGCTACAGTCCCAGCGGAATTAAATTATAATCCTCTTTACGGCAGGACTAAAAATACCGCAAAGATATCCTCTGAGCAGACTCTAACTAGGCATTCTTTTAGTGCTCGCATATTTTACAAAAACGAGCAAAGAGAAGATATTATTGACGGGAACGGACAAATGAATCTTGTTGGTTCTGAGGGTCAAATAAGGATCAAGGTTAAATCTGCCGCTTACGAAAAAATTAAAATTTGTTCAAAGATAGAAGTTGATGGTGAATTATACATTGTTGACGGTGATGCAAAAGTAATAGGTCCATTTGATGCTCAGTTTTATTCTATATTTTTAAAACGTGAGAACTAATGGGCAGAGGGGCTTTTATATCAGCATCAAGACCAGTAGTAACTATCAATGCTAAAGAGCTTCTTAGAGAGCTAACTGTAGATAGTCCTAACAGTCGAAGCATGGCTATGGCTCTGAGAGGAGTCATAGAGCCTAAATTAGAGGAAAGAAGGAAGGAGTTAAGTAGAAAATTTGAAGCTCATCCTATAACTGTCGAACTAAATGCTGGGCCTAGATCCTCTAATACAAGCGGAACTCTTGGAGGTTATGGAAACCTTTTTTCTTTTATAGGCTTTTCGTCTAGTGATAACCCAACACAAGTTATATCTCAGATATTTAATTCCAAAATTAAGTTTAAAGTTAGAAGAAAAAATAACGCTGGTTTATATACTGTCACTTTCTTTATCCCTAGTATAGAAGAGATTTACGGCTTAACGCCTATTCCTTGGATGGCTGGCAAAAGCTGGGCAAAAAGTGTAGAAGATGGGGGTTTGACAAACTTAGGACAATACTTATTTAGTAGCACGGGCTTTGGTCAGTCTAGTTCTGGGACAGGTATACAGGTCAAAAACAGATCTTCTGGTGTAAGTTTTACTAGAACTCCTTATATTAGAAAGTTGATAAACGAGTTTAAGAAAAAGTTATTAAGACTAGATAAATGAAATCTCAATTTGATCAGAATATTTTATCCAGCTTCTATCTATGGTTTGAAAACCGTTTATTAGGAGATGCTGCGAAAGCTTATCAAATTAACTTAGATAATGCATTTACTTCTGGTTCGTTCCCAGACATCCCTCCCACGCACATTGCCTTCCAAGGTAAATATAGATCTTTAGTGGGGGAGCATAATGTGGATAACCCAAACTCTGGATTTTTTCTAGGGACTCATTTTATAACTGGTGATTATGACAAAAATGGAAATGTTTTTACAGATTATGAAAATGGGAGGTTAATTTTCCCTCAAGCATCTGGTGCAGAAATTGCGGATACTGCTCTAACAGCTAATTCAACAGTCAAAGAGGTTAACACTTATATAACCAATGATACGGACGCTCAGATAATTCTTCACTCAGATTTTAAAGATAGCGCGACCGAACTACCCTATCAATATGGTAAAACCTCGGAATTTGATGAAACGACATATTTTTTACCTGCTTGCTTTATTTCAGTAGCCTCATCGGACAATACAGAGTTTGCCTTTGGGGGAGAAGAGGACACTAGAACTAGAATGAGAGTGATGGTTTTGTCTTTTGATAACTACACATTAGATTCTGTTCTTTCTTTATTCCGAGACACAGTTAGGAGAGATATTACGCATATTCCGTATGAAAGCTTTCCGTATGGTTTTTCCTTTTCTATTAAGGATTTTCCTTATAATTACGACACTTTAGTGGCGGCTCAGTCAACTCCAACTAAGTCTCATATCGAGCAGGTCTCAGTCTCTAAAATAGTATCTGAAAGAATTAGGGAAAATCTAAATAAAAACATTTCAATAGGCTATATTGACTTTGAATTATGCACTTATCGTTTCCCTAGACTGTAAATCCGTGTAAGAAAGTGTAAACATTTCACTTTTTATTAATTAATATGGCTTCTAATCAATCTAGAACGAGAGTAATCTCTCAAAGTAAAGCAGTTTACGTTTCAAATACTGGCTTAATTGGGGATTTGAGCGCACCAATACAGGCACTCTCTGGCGTAAAACCGCCTCAACTTCATCGTGTTGACACATTCTCTTTTGATATTGATATTGCTGGTGGACGGCAAGATATTAGAGAGTTTGGTCAGTTAGCGCGAATCGGAACAATCACACTTGGTGATTTAAACCCTTCTTTTTCACTTGGTTATTTCTTGGGTGACGGAGAAAATGAATTTAATTTAGGGTTTCAAACAAATGGAATTACAAACAGTAATGTATTAAAAAGTCAGTTCATATCTGGCATTCTTGCTGAAGATCCTAACAAAAGAGAAAAGAACTTATTTGTCTTAACTTCAGCAGAAGGTAAAGATGCTTTCGCTACTGACGGATCAACCGTAAGTGATGGCAACGGAAAAGAAGGCATTAATCAAGGCTCCTTTATTACAGATCCAACTGGAACCTATACGACCGCAGAGCTACAAAGTCAGGATGTTGTATCTTTAGGAAACTGCAACTTTGAAAGTTATACTGTTAACTTTGCTGTTGGTGAAATTCCAAGAGTTGATATTGAGGGAACTGCTGAAAACATTACTTTTGACACTGGAAATTCTGGTCTCTATAACCCATCTTTAAACAAAGAGGGTGGAAGAGCGGATACAGGTCAGCTTATGCTTGGTGTTCCTAGCACTGGTAATATGGATGTCTTGGTTCTTCGTCCAGAAGACGTAACTCTTACATTCAGTGATGGAGATTTCACATTTGGTGGAACGGACTTGACAGACATGCATGTTCAAAGTGCCTCTATTGAGGTTCCTCTCTCAAGGACTCCAATCGAAGCTCTTGGTTCTGCTAAAGCTGTAGCCAAGCCTTTAGACTTCCCAATCAATGTTACAATGTCAGTGAGTGCTTTACTTAAGAACTTCAGTGAAGGGCAAATTGATAAAATTTTAACAGGTGCTGCTGGAAATGAAACAACCAATATCACCTTGAATGTTAAAGGAGAAGATGGAAAAGATAAGCATAGATATATCTTGCAAAAAGCTGTATTGGACTCTCAAGGGTTCTCTCAAGGGCTTGATGATAACGAGACAATTGAGCTTACCTTCTCTACTCAAATTGGTGGAGATAACCAAACTGATCAAGGTTTCTTCTATTCAGGTGCTTGCACCGCAGGAGGAGTTACTAATCTTCCTGATAACTACGGAACAAGCTTTGGAGGTAGAAATTTCCCCCGTGGATACTTCTACAAGAAAAACCAAGTTAAAGGTAAATACTCCGCTTCTGACGGCAGCTAGTATTACTCCAAACGTCTTAGACACAAAAAGCCTCGCAGAAATGCGGGGCTTTTTTGTGTAAACTAGAGTATGCCAATTAGGGTTCATTCTAGTGATACTCAGCTATTTGTAAATAATCAGCGTATACCTGCTGTTACTTCTACAACCGTTAAC